AGAAGCATTATAGGCTCTCCTCGGTATCCATCGAACCACAGGTTTCCGGAAGGTTTTGTGTAGATAGCCTGTGCGCCTGCTTCTTCAAAGACAGCGCGCGTCTTTCCGGAGCCAGTGCGTCCATAGAACCAGAACACCCGGACGCTTGGAAATAGTCCTGCTTCGTCGCGTAGACGGGGCTTGCACTGAATGAGTTGTTGGTAGGCAAGGAATCCCTTGTGGAACTTGACAAACGAGTCGGGGTCACTCTCTGCGACTTCAGCAAGCGATCCGCCTGCTCTAAGTATAGCGGTACAAGCCCCAATGTCGTTTCGAGCTCCCTGGCCTCGTCGTTCAGGGACGTCTTCAAGGTTCCCAAAGTCAATAAAGCGGAATCCAACAGAGTCATCGAACGTGTCTTCCTTACAGCAATAGGCAGAGGCTTCTTCTTTGGTGCCTTTGGTGGGTTCAAGGTGGACACGATTGAGGGTTTGGGTGTCGAACAAGGTGTTCTTGACACCTCGCATCGTCCGCGGGGTAAGAAAGCAGACATAGCCTTGGAGATGAGGTCTTCCGGTGTCGCTGCAGAGCTCTGGCTGATAGCAGAGGTAAGTGCAATATTCTCTCCATTTTGTTGCCAAATGTTCCCTGTCGCCATCGGAATAGTGGAAGTAGGTGAAACACCACTCCCGAACACGTTGTTCTCTAACCATGGAATCTGGTGATCCTCGTCAGAGTCAAAGACGTCGGTATGACGTATGGTCTCTTCGTCTTCGATGGGAGCGCACGGTGGTCCTTCGAAATTTCGTACGATCGTCGGGTTCATCCTGACTGCCACGCGTCAGAACTTTCTGGAAGGAATACAAAAAAGGCTCTAGCGTTAGCATTTTAATGTAAATTGACTAATCCTTTCGGATTTGATATAAGGAACACATTGTGAATAGCCTGGTGAAATTTTTTTTGCAAAAAAGTCATTTTTAAAAAAATCACTTACCACGAGAATTGTGTGGGGGAATTTGGGCAAGCCGAAAAGTTCCCACCAAGTTAAAACCCAAGGGTCCACATCCGCTCCGCTCGGGCCCTGCCGGGGGCAAACGTACTACGTACGAGCCGCCACACCCGGCACCCGGCCTTTATTTAAATGTGCAGAAGTTGCGGGTAATACTATACCGCAACTTCTGCCATTTAAAATAAAATCCGGAAAAATAAGAAACAAACTTACCATCATAAATTTTAATAAAATGCCATCACTTTTCGATAAAAATTTTGGAAGGAAAACAAACGCGGCTTTTAAAAACCACGTGCGAAATGCAGCAGCTAAACAGCTGCAAAGAATAGCACGGGGAATGCTGGGTAGAAGAAAGGCTTTAACTAAAAAAGCCTATAGAAACACCAGACCACGTTATAAGAAACATAATAAATATAATAAATACTAACTAATTAAATTATTGTACACACATCTTAATATTTTCTTAAAAACGCCTTCTCCTCCCGAGCCGACGCTGAATTGGACGGCGGGAAAAGCGACGCGGACCACGACGACGAAAAGAAGAGCGAAAACGATTCTTCTTCGGGATTCTTCGGACATGTCTGCTAGTAATAAGCATATTGAATTATATGATACATGACCTAAATCATAAGAATAAATAAAACTATGTAGGTGTAGTTGTCGCACCACCGACAGCAGATTGCGCGTTGGCTTCGGAAGTGCCAGTAGACGAGCCACCAACACCAGAAGAACCAAAGTTGAGTTGAGTGGGAGCAGCAGAAAAACGTACAGCCTGAGCTTGCGTCAACAAAGCCACAGGAGTAGTAGTAACCCTCTGGGTAGGGCCAGCACCCTGGTTGTAAGTTGTAAGAGCAGTAGACAGACCAGGAGCTTGACCATCGGTCCAGATATTGCGATTACGGACTTTCTTATAAGCCATAGCACCAATATCTTCGGTATAAGTACCGTACCATTGAAGATCAGCAGGAGCATGAGTATCTCCAATGATAGTTCCACTAGTAAGCTCAACACCAGTGGTCGTAGCGTTTGTCTGACCGCCAAGCTGGCGAGACATAGCAATGCCATTAAGGGCAATACAAACACAATAAGAATACTCATCCAACAAAGGACAGGATTTAGGAAGAGCAGCACCAGTACCGGTGACCTTACGTAAAACAGAGGCACCAGGATTATACTTAATACCACCGAGTTTAAGCTGAAAGGGACGACGCTGACCGGATTGCATACATAGCTTAACACGCTGGACTTCAGTAAAAGGAGTAGACGACTGATCAATAAAACGACTCTTCGGTAAGAATGGAAAGTTAGGATTACTAACCCAATCAGTAGGAGTGGGCTTATAACCAGAAGGTGGAAGATCAGTTCCAATACCACTTAGGACCTTTCTCATCATGCCCTGAGAAATGGGTCCCTCAAGCTGGGTATCTATATTAAAATCAGAAAATTGGCCAGGAACACCTTGCAAACCATTCTTCTTGGTGCGATAAACAATAAGCTCGACTTCGCAAGGCGACTCGCCCTTGTTCATAAACAAGTAATCAACCGTACCTTGCTTAAAAACAGCATCGTACATATAAGGTGAAGACCTGGCTTGTGTAGTAATCATACTATAATCATGACGCTCATTATTCTGATAAATAGCAGAAAAAGCACGATGGGCATTGGGAACCAATAACTTAACATCATCAAGTAACTGAACCTTAGGAGAAGCACCATTAACAGTAGTGCTAAAGTCTTGAGTACCAGCAATTTGAGACACAGGGCCAAGCTTCAATTTGTTCAAATTCCACGAAACATCTTCAAGATCTGGTTTATTATAAAATGACCAATGGACAGAGCCATCATTTATATCACGAATTTGAGTATTGGAAAGGGAGGCGCTAAAATTATGCCCACCAGTAAGGTCAATGTTAAGACTACCAGTAGGGTTCATAATAAAAGAACCACCAGGATACGGACCATTAGAAGTCAAAAAATCGTTGCCATGAAGGTTGTGCCTAAACATGTTATATGTGCGGGCACGATGATCTGATTTGGATAACAATTTCCCACCAAAGGAAACAGAAACATTACCACTAGCAATCATCAAAGATAGAAAATTCTCAATACTATTCAATGGCCCTAACTGCTTACCTAAAGTCATACGAATAGGAGGGGCAGTGTTGTTACCAACAACTTGAGTATGAGCAGCACCAATACCAGTTTGAACACCATTAATACTCTTTGCACCTATTGGGGTTTGCTGAGATATTCTCTGAACCTTAGTACGACCAGCTCTATCAATGGATAAACCAGCTTCAGAAGAAGTACGAGCAGCACGACTACTCGCCCGATTAACAGAATCGGAGGCATCCTGAATATCCATGTAGACATCGGCGGCTTGCTTAGCCATTGATGCACCAGTACCAAGAACGGATAAAACCTCACCGATATTATTAGGAATACCGGACATCTGATTATCTTCTTCAATAAGCTCGGCGAGACTCTTAGGACGCGGCATATTTATGATTCAATAAAAGTTTCTTAAAATTAATTAAAACCCGGAATCAAAATCAGCAACAGTAGCAGAAGGTTCGTCACCAAAATGACGTATTTCAGTAATGCGGCGCATCAATTGGGCTTTAGCACCCTCCTTACTGGACATGAGGTTCTCATAAAGAACCTCGGGGTGAACAGGGCAAGTAATGTAGATCGTTTGAGAGCAAAGATTAGTCATGCCGCCTTTATATTCGAGAGGCATAGGATAGATATCAAGCAAGCGAAGCAAATATCCAAATTTGAACCAATCAGCCCTAAAGTCATCGAGAAGCATTATAGGCTCTCCTCGGTATCCATCGAACCACAGGTTTCCGGAAGGTTTTGTGTAGATAGCCTGTGCGCCTGCTTCTTCAAAGACAGCGCGCGTCTTTCCGGAGCCAGTGCGTC